AAATATGGTTTTTCTTTTGTGGTATTGCTTTTGTTGTATAATTTGCACAATAGAATAGGATATAAACCCTATGAAAACGGGTATGGAGTTCGTCAAATTGCACAAGTATTTTGCGATTATAAGAAACCCACCCCCGTTTTTCAGTTGGGAAAGGCAAAAAAGTTTGGGGGCAGGCCCTCAGCACACCCACCCATACCCGTCTTCTCCAAACGAGTATCCACCCATTGCCTTGCGCTCACATATGGCTTTGCGCATAGTTGTTGACAAAAAATGGCAGAAATGCTAAAATAACGGAAACAGACAACCGCTGTCTTCGGACGGCGGTTTTTTCTATTTTTGGGGTGAAATAATGGCGAAATCAACATGCCCTATGTGCGGGCAGGAAATAAGCTGGGATATATCGAACGCATACTTGCGCAAGAAATGGGGACGTTCGTTTGTAAACGCAAACGGCGAGACCCGCGAATACACCGATGGCGAGTTAGAGGAACTGGAAAGAATATACCAGATGCAGTCGGCTGAGTACAAAGGGAATATAAGTCCCAGGATGGAGTACAACCTGCAAAAGATTTCCAAGCTGGAATTGGAGCAATCGCGGTCAATAGCAGAGGGGGACGACGCGAAAGCGAAGCGATATGCGGACATGGTAAATACGATTAAGAAATCGGAAGGCATGACGGCAGCAGATGCAAAGCCATTGGAGAAAATGAGCATTGACGGATTGATTGTAGCGCTGGAAAAGAAGGGCATATTGCAGCAGGGCAAAATAGTGGACAAAGCTACCCTGTTGAAACTATTGGCGCAGGAGAGGGGATTTTACAGCGCCTCGCGGGATATTGTGGATGCAATGATGATGGGGATTATTAACACCATGCGTTCGAACAACGGGGAAAGCGAGCTGGAAGAATTACCAGTAAGCGCCCAGGTGGAAGATATGACAAAGAGTGAAAAAGCGGCTCTGGAGCAATTGGGGTTGACGCTGCCCAGAAAGGAGCGCAAATGCCATCCGACGAACGATACAGCAAAATAGAGCGCCGCTGGGTAAAAAAACAGACCGAAAGGCCGCTGGATTATGACAACGAGGAAATATACAACCCCGACAGCTGGGGGCTGTTAATCTCGTTTATGCGGGCGTACCCGGATTGGCTTTTGGATTTGTTCCAGAGCCAGAACAGCCGGTATGACCTGGAATTGATACAAAGGATAAACGTGCGGGCGTTCTGCACGATGGAAACGGTGGATATTACGGGTTCGCGCGGCACAACAAAATCGTTTTGCGTGATTTTATCGTCGCTTTTGTACGGGGTGCTGTTCCCTGGAACGATACGGCGGTATTTTGGGCCTACAAATAAGCAATCCGCCTCGATAGCGGCGAATTTATACAAAGAATTGCAGATACAGTACCCGGGGTTGTGCGAACATTGGAGCGTCATAAGCGATTCCAAGGAAAATTTTGAAATTGCCACAAAATACGGCTCGGTGTTTTCCATAGCGGCCAACCCCAGGGGCGACAATATGCACGGGGCGGTAGCGGAAGAAGCGGCGCAGCAGGATGGCGTGCCGTTTGACCACGAACGGTTTCGTTCGTCGGTTTTGCCGGCCGTAAGGCTGAAAAGAATGGTAAACCGTGAGGAAGACTTTACCTGCCCGCAGTTTCAAAAACTGGTGATAACCTCGGCAGGAACACAGCAAAACCAGGCATTTGAATACCGGCAAACGGCGTTTTCGGATATGGTGAAAGGGCGGCAGGCGTTTTGCGTGGATTACCCGGCAGAAGTTTCGGTTTTATCGGGGATTCGCTCTTACAACTGGTACGAGGACTTAAAGCGGCAATTGACCCCGGAGGAATGGCTAAGGGAAATGTGCTCGATTTACACCGGCACAGTGGAAAACCCTGTGGTAAGAGACAGCGTGCTAAGCGAAAGCCGCAGCCTGGCGCTGATGGAAACCCGCCATTGCGGGGACAAAGACGTGCTGTATATCATCGGCAACGACGTTTCGTATATTGATTCGTCCTCCAACGCCAAATGCGCTACGGCGGTGTTAAAGCTGGAAGACCAGGGAAAGGATAAATATTTAAAAAGCCTTGTGTATGTGATGGACGAGCCGCCGCCGAGAGAATCGCTTTTGCAGGCCAAGCGCCTGAAAGAGCGCTGGAAGCGCTTTTGCATGGAGGGTTGCCCCGCGTTTATTGCAATCGATTCGGCCGCGTACGGCAAAGCGGTGCTGGAAGACCTGCACAAGGACCTAGGGGACGGCCTGCCGCCGCTTTGCTGCCTAAACCACGAATTAGAGGAAATGGAACTGAGCGGCGCGCTGCCGGTAATTTACCCCATACGCGCTACCCCCGGCTTTACCGGCAAGCACGACCCGGATTCGGAGATGCTGCGGTATGCGGAAATGGAGTTTGAACAGTCGAACATACGGCTGCTTACCAACAACATCCACCAGGGCATAAAGGCATACAAAATGGCCCACCGCATAAAAGATGATTCTTTGGATTCCACCATATCCACCCCGTATTTAAAAACCAGAGACATGTGCGGGCAGATTGCCAATTTAAAGAAAAAAACGAGCGGCTCCAACATTCAGGAGATACGCATCAGCAAATCCATTCAAAGGGATATGTGGAGCGCCTTAAAATACGCTTTAAGGCTTGCGCAGGTTTTGGAAAAGCAGAATTTAATTGATTCGATAAAACGGCCTAATCCGTGGGAGGATTTATTCCATGCGCGTAAAAAGCAGGAAATACGCCCCCGGGTTTTGGGGCGCGCAGGGGGGAATTTAAGGTGAACCTGTACATGATGCGGTATTCTCCTGATATACGGCTGAAAGGATTTTACCGGGTGACTTCCAGGTATATTTTGTACTACGGGGGCAGAAAACCCAAATACCCATGTGTAAAGCTTACAAAAGAGGATATGACGAAATTAAACGCTGTGGATATGGCGTGGTTGGAAGAATGCAACCAGGCTGTCCGAAAAAAGTTTTACGATGCGTGGGCAAAGGACTTTTTGAAACGGTTTGAAGCCGAACTGGAAAACGAAAGGGGGGAACTGCTTGAAAACCTATCAACAGATGTTCGAGAAAGTAGCGGCCCAATACCGGGATGTGGGAGCGGACAGGATGTTCGGGGCGTTCAAGAGAACCATTGAGGGGTATAACCAAAACCCGTTGTTGCAAAACCGCAGGGTAAAAACCATTTCGTCTTTCCCGGAGGATTACGACAAAGACAAAGTGGCCGCCATGCTTAGAAACCCGTATGACAACGAAGCCCCGTTGCGGCAGGTTTCCAACGGGCTTTTGTGGACAGCCTACCCCTACCGCAAAATCACCAAAACCTACCAGGATTTATTGACCTACCGCTGGTATGTATACCCCCAATACGCCGGGGACGAGGATATTTTGCGAGAGTGGGCGCTTGCCCAAAAAGCGGTGGAGGCGTTAAACCCCAAGGAGCTTGCGCACAAAATTTGCGGGCAGGCCGCCAGAATGGGCAAGGTGTTTTACACCCTGCGGTTTGAAGCGGACAAGCCCCGACACCGCATGAAATATGTGTTTGCCCAGCAGCTGCCCCAGGATTGGGTAAAGATTGTGGGCTTTAACAACGTAAGCGGCTACACGGTGGCGTTTAACATGATGTATTTTTTGCAGCCCGGCGCCGACTGGCGGCAGTTTGGGGATTTGTTTGAGCCGTATATTTACGATTTTGCACAAGCCGCAAACATGCCGGAAGATGTGAAAAAAGGCAAAGTGGTGTACGCTTCGTTAGAGATGGCGGGAAAAGACCCCGACAAGGTGTATTACCAGGGCGGGGAATGGTTTTACTGGGTGTATCTTCCCCCCGAAAAGGTGTGGACGTTTGAGCTTGACGACGCCGACCCCGCCGTAATAACCCCGTTTACCGGGTTGATGCTGGCAATGAGCCAGATTGCCCAATATGAGCAAGTACAGTTGGAGTTGGTGCAAAACCCGCTGGTTTCGCTTGTTACGGGCGAAATCCCGTATGCCAACATAGCCGACGGCAAGCAGCCGGATATGTACAAGCTTTCCCCCACGGCGGAAATTTACTGGCGGCAGCTGTTTATTGACCTTATGAACCAAACCAACACCGGCGGCGTGGGGCTATACCTTGCGCCGGCTGAAAACATAAAATTGCAGCAATTGGCCGAAAGCCCCTCGGCAACCGAGGTCTCGGGCAAAGGGTATTCCTACGCGGTAGCAAAATCCGGCCTGGCGGCCATTATACCCACCACCAACGACAACCGCGCAGGCGTAACCCAGGTAAGCTTGCTGATTGAAAGCCAGTTTGCCAAGTGTATTTACACCGGCATGGAAAAAATGGTGAATTGGATGCTGCAAAAGCTGAACCTGCGCCACACGTTTAAATTCCGCATGTTCGGCTCGTTGGCAGAGGATGAAAAAACGCTCAAATTGGCAAAAGAGGGCATGACGTTGGGGATTTTGCCCGATACCATGACCTATTTGGCGTTGCAGGGCATGTCCATACTGGATGATATTTCTATTTCTAATCTGATTAAGCAAAGCGGGCTAATGGACATGCGCCAGCCGCTTGCCTCTACCTATTCGGCGCCGGGCAGGCCGCAAAGCGAGGACATTACCAGTGAGGGAAACGAACAGGACGTGGATTCGGGCAGAGAAACGGAGGAATAATATGGTTTTTTCTTACGACGCCCCTGTTTACAAGGAAATTAAAGAACCGGCCCGCCAAGTGGTGGAAGCGTACCAAAATGCCGCAAGATTTTTGGACACCTTGCAGGAATGGGTGTATATCGAAACCGGCATGGTGCATACGGCGCGCAAATTGCATGTATTGGCCCATGAGATGCCCAAACGGTTTGATGTATTCGGTGATATTTTGCACGAAAGGCATTTGATGGTGATGTACCCGCCTACCCCGGAGCTTACCGAGGATATTGCGGATATGAACCGTGTGTTTGAAATAGCAATAGGGATACTGGACGAAATACAGAATGCTTTAGAAAAGTTTCGCACGGCAGCGGATAACCCGATGCTGCGCCCAATGGCGTTAAAAACCGAAGAGCTGATGATGCAAAATTCCTTTGAATATACCCAAATTTTGGAAATGTGGAAAATGTACGAAAACATATCCAGTTATACCAGCTACGACAGCTGGGTAAAACGCTTAACGGAGGGAGATTAGACATGGCAAAACAATTAAGCAAGCTGCGCCAGAATGTAGTGCCCAATAAAACGCTGCCTAAAAAAGGCGATGTTTTGAAAGTAAACGGCAAAAGCGAAACCATTGTGGCGGTGGACGGCAAATATTTTTACACTAAGAACGCGCAATATCGCAAAAGCTACAAGGGAATAGAGGGGATTGAAATAAAGGAGGAGGAAGATGAGCCGGTTTAAAACCAAAAGCGCAAAAGAATACCGCTCGTTTGTGGGATCCATGCGGGTGTTAAAAAAAGAAAACCCCTTTTTGTACCGCGTGGAAGTAAAGCTTTTGAACGACAAAACCAACCGCAACAATTGGCGGTATGAAAGGCTGGAAGAACACCGCCATTTGTTTGCTGATACACCTATTTTAGTGGCCTATGTGGGAAATAAAGTGGGAGACGGGCACAACTTCCAAATCAAACGCGATAGGAAAGGGGAAGAATACGCCTCTTTTACCGACGCGAACGCCGAACGGATTGTAGGGTGGTTTGCCAACGAGCAGGACATCCGCATAGAAAACATGCAAGGTTCCAAGTGGATTGTAGGTGTGGGCCATATTTGGACGTGGTATGCCGCCGAGCTGGTGGAAATGCTTGATAAGCAGGGAGAAATGAGCATTTCCATTGAAACATTGGTGGAGAACATACGTTATGATGGCGACACCGAAGTCTATGACACATATCAAATATTGGGAACAACCATTTTGGGGGAAGGGGTTTCCCCGGCTGTTGCAGGGGCAAACATACGTTCCCTGGCAGATATCGGCGTGGCCCTTAACGAATTCAAGTTGAAGGTAGCCGCAGAACAATCCAAGCAAAAAGGAGTGAAGAAAACGTTGA